GCTGAACTGGCCCGACTCCGCAACCCTGCGAATGGCTGGGAAAGAACCGCTGGTCAAGGGCATGGTGCAGGAAATTAAAGATCAGTTTTTAACGAACACAACTCTGCGCGAACTCTATCCCGAGCATGTCCCTTGGAGCCAGAAGAAAGGCGAAGAGCATGAGCCGCCGTCCGATTTCGGAACAGCTTACGGAATCACAAATCCGTCGCGCACAAAACCGCGCAAAGAGCCGACGCTTTCGATTTCGACGCTCGAATCAGTCAAAGCCTCAACGCACTATGAGTGGATCACCGGCGATGATCTTGTCCACGAAACGAATTACCAGACGCGTGAACTTCTCCAGAAAACAATCGACGCATGGGATCTCTCGCGGAACCTGCTGAATCCGCGCGGCTGCCGCGAACTTTTGGGAACGCGCTACGACTGGTCCGATTTGTACGGGCACGTCATGGAAAAAAATAAAGGCCAGTGGCGAGTGAACTGCCGGCCGATCTGGACCGACGATCTTGCATTCGCAAAAGCGAACGGGTTTTTCATTCCGGAGGACTACAAAGAAGGCGACCTGATCCACTTACACCCGGAACGCTGGAGCCTGGCCGAGCTCGCACAGATTCAGGATGACAACGCTTTCCTGTTCAACTGCCAGCGATTAAATAATCCGGTTCCGCCGTCAGCCGACAATTTTCCGATGGTCGAACTGGTGCGCCACACGGTCAAGCGCGAGAAATATCCCGACACGGGGCTGCTCAATATCTTCATGGCATGGTTTTTCAACTTCGCCGATTCAGAAGCGGAGCCAGCCGTGGGAGTCGTGGGAGGATTCGATGCCAAGGGCCGCTTGTTTGTAATCGACATGGTTTCGGGCCACTTCAAACCCTCTCAGGTAATCGACCAGATGATTGTGCTGTGGCAGAAGTGGCCAATCTCGCGAGTCTGCTTCGAGGACAACAAAAAGCAGCGCATGATTGAGCCCGGCCTGATGTCACGGCTCCGCACGATGAGACTTTCGTTCGCAATCGATTGGGTAAAATTCGGCGGAAATCATCAGACGGACGACGACCTGATTTCACAGGTGCTTGCGCTCGAACCTCTGCTGCGTGAAAATCAGTTCTGGCTGCATGGCGAGTTGCCGCATCTAACGAATCTCTATTTGCAATTCTCGCGCTTCCCGAAGTTCAAGCTCAGGGGGATTCCTTACGCGGTTTCCCGGCTGCTGCACTACCGAGCACAGATGCAGACGATGGGAAACATGGCCGTGTACGGATCAGAGCTTTACTCTCCGGCCCTGTCGTGGAACAAAGAGGACATGGAGCTCGGCGCCGGCCTGACTGGGTAAAATTGGTGCTCTGAAACCAGATTGTGGCACTGATTAATACCCCTCTGAGCTTCAACGAAGAAATCAAGGCCGCAGACGTACCCCTGCCCCCACAACTCCCCGAAAATGATGTCGTCAAAGATCTGGTGCTGAAAGATTTGAACCGGGGCGAGTACTATTTGCTGGCCAAGGGGATGAGTGTCGAGTGGGATGCCGACGACAGGCTCTATTTGTTCCGCGTGCCGCAAGGATTCTGGGAGGGGTCCTCGGTTCCCCGCGCAAGCCTCGGCGTCCCACTGATCTACGAACACATCGAAAGCCTGATGCCCCAAGTCATGTCTGCACTTTTTGCGGACAGCCCGCCCTTTGAAGCGACCGCACGCCCGAGGGTAAAGCAGAACGCTGCCCGAGCTTCGAAGGAAATCATCACGTACCAGCTTGACCAGATGAAATTTCGCGAGGAGTTGCGGAAGTGCGCGAAGGAAATGCTGGTCTATGGAACCTGCTACATGCGGCTGGGCTGGCGCCGCTACCAGAAAACGGTGTTCAAGCGCGTGCGCAAGGGGACGCCGCAAATCCAACTCGTAAACCAGATGCCCGTGAAGAGCTATGAAAAGGGCGATGGCAAGTGGAAGATGAAGTCAGAGCAGGTTTGGGTCAATGAGCCCTACTGCGAATCAGTGCACGTGCGGTACATCATTCCGGACCCGAAGCTGCGATGTCCCGACGTCCGTAAGTCCGGATTCCTGTGTCATCGAGAGTACATGGGAGTGGAAGCGCTCGAGAAAAACTTCCGCCACATAACCGGCAACATGCTTCCACCGACAAATGTGTTGAAGAGTTATTTTGAGCAGCCCAAGGAAGCACCTGAAAGGTCGATGCTCGAAGGGCGTTCGACCACGTCGGTGATGAACACTGGCATTTCATCGCTGGATCTTAACATGGAATTCAAGGCGATGCCCCGGTATCAGGAAGCGACCTCGGACCCGAACCGGCAAGAGCTGGAAGTGGTAGAGTACTGGACGGAGACACAACACTATGTCCTGCTCAACCGAAAAATCGTCATCATCAACGAAAAGAATACGTTCGGCGAAATTCCATATCGTTCTTGTTGCTTTACTGATGTACTTGATAGTTTTTTTGGAATCGGCATTGCTCGCCTTCTTAAAGGCGAACAGCGGCTTCAGCAGGGCGTCATCAATGGTCGCCTTGACGACCTATCTATTCGCCTTTCCGGGAATTTTATACGGAAACGCGGTTCTAATACTCCGGCTCAGCAACTACGTTTGCGCCCGGGCGGTATCATCGACACCGACGACGAAAACGGAATCAAAATGATCGAGTATCCGCCCGCACTGGCGGACGCTTTCACGGAGGTAGAGGCATCAGACTCAAGAGCTCAACGACGGAGTGGCGCGAACGAGATGATTACGCAGGGCGGGCAGCAGGGCCCGAGCTCGATCACTCGAACCGCAACGGGGATGAATGCCCTTTCTGCGGGCGTCGGTGCGCGGCTTGGGTACTTAATCGATTTCATCTCGGACCTGATCTTCGTCCCTGCGCTGGAGTTTTTCCAAGAGTGCAACTCGAAGTGGCTGGACGAAGAAACGATTAACTCGATTCTGACTGACGAACTCGCGCACGATTACGACGGCGACATGCTCGATGTGGTCAACGCCAAACTGAAATTCAAAATGCTGGCTTCGGCCAAGGCAAAAGCTCGTCAGGCTCTCGCGCAGAACATGACGCCGATGCTTCAGATTTTCCAGCAGCAGCCCGTGATCGAAGCGATGCAGGCACAGGGCCTTGTGGTAGATTGGGTCGAAGTCGCGCAAGCCGTGGCCGACATTTCAGAAATCGCAGGAACCCAGAAGTGGGTGCGGCCAATGAGCGACATGGAGAAACAAGCTTTGGCAAAGAAAAACGAATTCGCGCAGCAGGTGCAGACCAAGCAACTCGAACACCAGCAGAATTTGGAATCGATTGCGGCCACGGGCCAGTCTCAGACCAAGACCGCTCTGGCGAAGATCGTTACACAGGGCATCGTGGACGAAATGATCGCTGGCGCGGACCCGATCAGCGGCGAAGCGTCGGAATTGCAGCAGCAAGAGGTCGAACCCAGTGCCGGAGCTTAAAGTCGCGCTCAGTCTCGAAGAAGTTGAGTACCTGCGAACGATTCACGTGGCGCGCGCGCTGCAAGAATTGAAGCAGCATCCAGGCTGGGAGATTTTTACGGAACTGGTTGCGGGCATGGTCGAGCGCATGGAGAATCAGCATTTGGATTTCGCGCCGGGAGCTTCACGAGATGCTTACTGGATTTCCGGTGTGCGCCTCGCGGCCGTTCGCGACTTCGCCAAAATTTTACAGGAGCAGATCGCACAGAAGATTGATTTGCTGAATCAGCCGTTGCGCCCACCAGAGCCCGCAGAACCCGAAGGAGAATAAATCATGGCCATCGAAATCAACAAAGGCATTGAGCCATTCGACGATGTAACAGACTTCACACGCGGCAACAAAGACCGCAAGCCGTGGGGCAAGCAGGAATCGACGAACGAACTGCACATGGGCTCCGAGTACGATGTGACGGTTCCAACTCCGAACAACCCGGAGATTCCGCCCGTGCAGCCGCCCGTCACGCCCGCGCCGAAATTTACGCACAAGCTTGCGAACGGCACTGTGCTCGAAGCGGATACGGTTGAAGCGCTGGCCTCGCAGATCGAGAAGGCTTTGCAGGTGCAGACTCCTCCTCCTCCGCCGCTCGACTTCGAGGACAAGCCCGTTTACGAGGGCTACACATTCAAGCGAAAAGAACTCTCGCTTCAGGAGCAGGCAGACATTTTGAACGTGATGAAGGAAAATCCGCAGAAGGCTTACCGGATGTTACAGGAAGCCGAAACCGGAGCGACAACCGAGCGACTGCTCCAGGCTTTGAACGAAACGCAGGTGGCGTTGCGAACTCAGAAAGAAACCGAAGCTGGCGCGGAATTTCTGGGTGAGTGCGAAGATTTCAACCCGACCGCCGCGAACGGGCAAAAACTTGTTGCCTACCTGAAGGAAAAGAAAAAGCCGATCACGGTACGCAATCTGAAAGTGGCGTTCCAGCAACTTGTCGCAGCGGGCGACAAGTCTTTGGTGATGAAGCCAGATGCCCAGCCCCCGGTAGAAGATGACTCCGTAGATGTTCCGCCGCCGCCGACGATCGTGCCATCGAACACGGGACGCTTCGAAGCGCCAGCAGCGGCCACGGTTGACGCGGCGAAGTTTGCTGCGCTGCCACTGGACAAGCAGAAAGCGTATTTCGCGAACCTGCGCCGACAGGCTTAGTAAAATTCGTGCCCTGAAACCAGATTAGTAGCAAGCGGATTTTCAGGAGCCTTCAATATGGCGTATCAGCCGGCCAGCGTTCTTACCTCAACTGCGGGACTCTCGCATCTTTCCTCGATCTACTATGATCGCGTGGGCGTCGAAAACCTGAAGGCGAATCTGCCCTTTGTCGCCACCACATCGCGCCGGAAGCTGCCAGACCGAAACGGCCGCACCATCCAGCTCTACTCCTATGACCTGCTGGGTGTGGCCTCGACGCCGGGAACTGAAGGCACTGTGGGCACGGGCGAAAATCCGACGACCTCGATTCGGAACGTGACGGTGCAGCAGTACTTCAACTTCGCATCGTTCTCCGACATCCTCGTCGAAACCGCCATCGACCCGATCGTCGAAAACACCTCCGCCGAAATGGGCTACCAGGCTGCGTTAACCTCGAACTATCTGGCGCGCACCGAGTATGAAGCGGAAGCGCTGGCCGACGCCACGATTGTAGTTTCCTGTACCGACAACGAATTCTTTTCGGCGTCGCTGGCTCGTCAAGGCGCGATGTCGCTGCGGAACGCCGACGTTCGGCCACAGTCTGATGGCATGTTCGTCGGCGTGATTGGCCCGGCTCCGGCCTTCGATCTGTTGAACGACAACACCGCGGGCGGCGTGATCGACATCCTGAAGTATCACCGGGAGGGCGCCGAAGAGTTGATGCGCGGCGTGCAAGCCTATCGGATCATCGACGTGGCTGGCGTGCGCTTCATCGAAACCACGACCGTCTCGACGTTCTCCAGCTTTCCCTCCGGTTCGAAAACGGGTTATGGAACCTACATCATCGGACAGGATGCAGTGTTCTCCGTGAGTTTGGGCGCAACGGAAATTCCGGAACAGCGCAACTTCCAAATCACCGTCCGAAATTGGGAACCGAGCGTGGCGGATCCGGCCCGGGTAGTGGGAGCGTCGGCCGCTTATAATTTCAAGTACGCAGCGATGCGCGTTCCGCAGAATCCTTCGCTGCACCCGCGCTTCCGGCAGATCAAGAACGAAGCATCCATTGCCTAACGGGGGAGTATGGCCTACTCCCCTGCTTCACTCCTCAACCCGACTCAGGACTTTGGCGGAACTCCCGCAATTGGCGCGCCCCTGCTCTACGTCGTGAGACACGTCCAAAACGACGACGACAAAAACAACCGCATCCGAGGCTTGAAAGATCAGCCGATCAACGAAGCGGGCGAGAGACAGCTTTCCATCCTGCAAGACTTTTTCGCAGAACGTCCCCTGCTCTCAGTGTTTACCGACGACCTTTCCCGAAGTCGGGCAACCGCAATGGCTGTAGCGCAAGCGACTCAGTGCTCCGTGGAAACCGATCTGGGCCTGCGCTCGTGGGATCTCGGCGCGCTCGAGGGGAAATCCATCCAGGCACACAAGATGGAAATTCAGGACTTCAAGACTCACAAAGACAAAGTTCCGGTTGGCGGGGAGTCGTGGAACCATTTTGAGACGATGGCGAATTCGGCCATTGACCGCATGATGCAGTTGGCCATGAGATCGTCGGCTCCGATCGCACTGGTAACCCACGGGTCGTTCATCCAGGTATTTTTCGCCCGGTATGGAGACTTTGAACTCGGCATTCAGTACGATCACAGCCCCTTGGACCAGGCCGGAGTCGCAGCCCTCTACTTGACCCGGGAAGGCCCGGAGCTAAAGACGCTACGGGGCGCAAAGGAGACGCTTGACGAGTAAATTGTCCGAGTCGGTCGTTGGCGTCACCCTGCCGGAGTTCGGCCCTACAGCGAAGCCCCAAGCGCAGCAAATAGTGGTTGCCAGCGCTTACGCCTCCGTCCACACGAAAAATTGGGTGACGCCCAATAAGAAACCTGTGCTACAGCGAGACAGGCATGTCAAGGGCCCGGCCAAGATGCGCGGGCCGAAGGGCACTCGAAGATTCGATTCCACGGAAGAAATGCTGAAAGCGATGTGGCAGGATACCGATGCCCAGCTTGCGCCCTACCGCTTCCCGGATCAGGAATCATTCAAAAACGTGGCCAAGCAGACCGGAAAAGGCATCTGGTCAAACGTGCTGGTCAAGCAAATCATCAAAGCGGCGCCGCACCTGTTCTGCGAAGATTGCGTTGCGATTCCGGGGTGCGCGGGATTTTACAAAGTCGTGAACGGCGAAAAGACATTCACCAACGCTTCGTTTCGCCGCGGCTTTGTGCCGGAATTCACGATCATCAAAACCGACGCTGCGGACCTTCCGGTAGAATTCACCTACGGCTGGCGCACAGTACTCTTGCGTCTGGTAAAATCCCGTGATCTGACGATGAATCAGATCAATCGCATTTGGGGAGAAGTGAAATATGGAGACGAGCGCGCCAAACATTACGCGGCGTATACTCAGGAATTCCGCACGTGAAGGCATCGCTTTTGGGAAGAGCCGCGCCGACTGTTCGCCCGAACAGATTGACGACCTTCTGGGCATCTGCGAAGAAGTCCGCAACGTTCCGGGCATAATTGCTGAAGTAGGTTCGTGGAAGTGCGGGACGGCAATCTGCATGGCCGCGGACGAACCGACCCGAGAAATCTACGCCTTCGATTTGTTCGGCGGGTTGCCCTACGGCGAGAACCAGAGCGACTTCCAAAACTTCGGCGAGACCGATCTTGACGAAATTCTGGAAGCGATCTCTGGCTATCCAAACATCTGTGCAGTTATCGGCCGGCACGAAGAAACGATTCCGCTATTCGCCACACGCAAAAAGCCGATCGCTCTGCTGTTCATGGATTCCGATTTTTACTCGTCACACGTTGTCGCACTCACTAACTTCTGGCCGCTCATCTCGCCGGGCGGAATCGCGCTATTCCACGACTTCGGCTTTGACGGCGTGCAGCAGGCCATCAGGGAAGTCATTCCGAAACAGGAGTACGAGTGGGTTCGGCTTGGGTGGATGGGAGCGCTAAAGAAGATTGGGCGCTAGGCCGCTTCCACGTATGGATGTAGTCGGCCGTCAAAGGTTCGACGCCAATCGAATCGAAAAAGCGTTTCACGATTGCATGTTTCCCCTGGTAGGGATGCAGGCAGTCGTCGATGGCGATCAGCGCATCGGGTGCGAGCCACTTCCACGCAACACACAGTTCCGCTCCGTGATGCAGGGAACTTAAGCCCCTGTTTGTGTTGTCGCCGACGTAGTCCATCGAATCGAGATAGAGGAAGTCGATGGGCTGGTACATGTGTTTGACGCGCGCGAACCACGCGACGGAATCTTCGCAGATAATTTGCGTGCGTGGGCTGACTTTTGATTTCGCATAGTTGCAGTTTTCCGGGTTGATGTCGATGGAGACGCAGTGGCCTTCGGTTTTCTGGGCTACGAAATCCCAGACCAGCGTGGAGCAGCCATCGGCTTCGGGAGTCAGATTCGGGCGCATACACCCGGTTTCAACGATGAAGATTGGACGTTGCGCGTCGAGCATTCCTTGCGCGATGGCCCAGAAGCGGGGCGCGCGGAAGCCCACAGGATTTGCGTCGAGAAAATCTTTGAGATCGTTCATGGCTGGGAATTATACCTCTCTCGTGGAAAACTCGTGCCCTGAAACCAGATTGTAGGACAGGAGAATCTTTTTATGGCGATCAGCGGAACCCTCGTTACCAGCCAGCCTTCGGGCTGCGGGTGGTGGTCAGAATGCACTTTGACTGCGGCCTTCGCCGTCACCGGAACCTCGACGGCGACCATGACGATTAATTATTCCAATGCGAGCGCGCGCGTGTTTCAGCCCTCGCTGCCGCTGGCGATGACCGTCCTGAATCCGTTCACCGCAACTTCTGCCGCGCTCGTGGCCTACTCGACTTTGCAGGATGGAACGAACAGCGTTGCAGCTCAAGCAGGCGGCGCTTCGCAGGGCATTGGAGTTGCAGCGGTGCTTTTGGGAGTAACCGCGCAGTCCACGGCAACCACGACTGGCTTGATCTCCTACACGGAAACTGGCACCCTGACTGCCGTTCTGGTCAATGCCGGAGCCACAGGAACTTTGACGGCTGGGACTCGGTTGCTGTTCATCCAGAACCAGGGGAACTAACATGGCTGATTTTCAGAAGTCGAATTGGACGCGCACGGCAAGCTCGGAACACTCTCGCGTTTACTTGCCTGCAAGCCAAGGGTTCGGAATCACTCCGGCCACTGTGACCGCCTCGTCGATGCAGATTTATACGGCGACGGTTCCCTTTGAATTTCAGGGCAACGGGCAGGTAGATGCAACACTTCCGGTTGGAGCTACGCCACTTCAGACTGGCATCGCGCTCGGGTCAGCACAATTACTGGCTCCGGCTTCCGGTTCGTACGCTGCGGGCAATCACCCGCGCGTGGCATTCAGCACAACTTCGCTGATCGCTGCGACCATCGCTGCGACTTCGGTTGTGCTCGTCCAGTATTAGGGAGGGGTTCGATGGAATTCGTGCTGTATCTGGTTTTGGCGCTCTGGACCAGCCCGCCGCCGACGCATGTTCCTGTGCATGGCCTGTGCTCTATCAATCCCTCGCTGGCGAAGTGCCCCAATCAATGAAGGTTCGCTGGAACGACAAAGAGGAGCCAGTCGAGCAGGTCTATCAGCCCGATAGTTGCACGCTCGAAAATCTCGTGATTACGATTCGTGACGCGACTACGAAGGAAGTAAAAGTCGTGCGCCACACCGCCGTCTCGGGTCACCCGAGCGGCGATTATCATCTCGAAATCCAGGTGCAATGATGCCCGAAGTAAATCCGAACGCCCCGCTGACAATGGCGCAAATGCTCTCCTTCTTCGAGAAGATGATGGAGAAAAACGCGACTCAGACCAAAGAGATGATTGCAACGATCGTCTCCGAAATCCGCAAGCCGCCCTTTGACCCCGTCAAAGAAGTGCAGAAAAAGCGCGAACACGAAACCAAAGAGCGCGGCGAGAAAGAGTTTTGGGAGAAGAAAGCTGCGCGCAAAAAGAACTGCTCGCACACGCGCCAAAATGGGACATCGAACATTGCATGGGCTACACAGTCAGACGGAATCGAGCGCGGCGTGTGCCCGTATTGCAATTCCGATTTCACTCCCGAGGACGGCGCGCTCTATCAGCAACTTCGCCGAATGCCGCGCGGCATGATCGAATCTGTCCGCTGGGTTGCCTGATCTTCCGTGCTCTGTAACTTAGTTAGGAGCATGCGATGGGTGTGGTCACTGGCGTTTTCGAGCTACCGAACGGCACGCCAGTCGCGTCCGGCCTGTACCAGTGGAAGCTTTCCTCCGACGCAGTTGAGCTAGGCATTGGGTGTTTCGCGCCCATGCTGATTACCGGGCTGTTGGATGTGAACGGCAACATGACAGCCACGTTCATATTCAACGACAAACTGGTCACCGCCGCGGGAACCAACACAACCTATCAACTGACAATCAAGGATTTGGGCGGGCGGCAAGTCTGGAACGAAAATTACTTTCTGACTGGAACGGCTGCGAATCTTAACACTGTTCTGCCAGGCTCCGGACCCCCGGGCGCAATCTACATTCCGAGCGCGGTGATTCTGGGCGCGGACTCGGTGCAGTCCATAGCGGTCAGTGGCGGCGTAGGTTTTGCGGCAGCGCTGAACAGCCTGATTGAAATCACTTCGGGCTCGGGAATCACGATGACTGCGGTGTCGGCTGTGGGAGTTTCTGGCCAGACGCTTCGGTTCATCAAGATTGATACTGCGACGGCCGCGGCAGTTTTGGTGGGAACCAGCGGCCAGACTTTCAGCGGAGCAACGAGTTTAACTTTTACGAATCAGTGGCAAGCCTATCAGGTGGAGTCGGATAATGCGAATTGGATGGTTACTGCTGCTGCTGGCTAGTCTGACGGGATTGGCGTGGAGTCAGGGAACGCCGATCCGCTCGGTCACCAGTCTGCCTGCAACCTGCACGGGCGGGACGCCGGGAATTTCCAGCGAAATCGTGGTCCTAATCACAGGCGGCGTCGGCCAGCAGTACACGTGCTCGGCGCCGAACACCTGGACTACAACCGGAACCAGCTTCCCGATCACGAGCCCTCAGACAGTCGCCACAGGCGGATCAATTTCACCAACGGGCATCGGGCAAGATGCGGCTAATCAATTCTGGATGCCAGCAGGACTTGGTTCGGGCGTGAGCAATGTAATCGGATTGAACCTGTCGCTGAGTACTTCTGGAGGGTCGCTGGGCTCGGCAACGAAATTTGTGGTCGCATGGTTCAATTCGGCGGCGGGGAGCACTTATCCCAGCTATCAAGGCACTCAGAGCATGTCAACCTGTGGGGGCTTTGCGTGTTCGATCACAGTTTCAGAGCCGCAGCCAATTCCATCCGGAATGCTCACATGGACCGTAGCCGACAGCATTGTTTCGGGCGGAACCTATCTTTCGAATTCGGCTTGCACTGCGGTCCCGGTCGCTACCACGACATGCACGATTACCACGATTGGCGCCGGGGCCGCGGCGCCGATTCTCAACACAGCTTTCCTTCAACCTCCAAACGTGCAGGCGAACGAATGCCCGTTGGGGATCATCCCGTCGATCTTCACGCAGGATATGTCGGGAAACTGGCACACCGCGGGCGGCGTCGATTTGAACAGCAACAATGGAATCACTTCGGGTTTTCTGACGTTCTGCCGCCACATGCGCTTTGACGATCAGCAATTGGAACCGCCCTACGGAAATAACGCCGCCTGGATGTTTAACCATATGGCCGGCGTGGGCATCAGCACCGCGAATCAGGACCGCAATGTCTGGCTGAATACCCAGACACCCACAGGCGATTCCGCTTCCCGCTACGGAGTCGAAAACCTGCAAGCTGAAACAGATTTCAACTGCAACGGCTGCGCGATCACGGGTTCTCCAGATGGCGATGTCGAAGTGATCAGCGCCCAACTCTCCGATAACATGCAGACGGCCCCGTCTCCAGCGGGCGGAATTCAAGTGGCGCGGTTCAATTACGACAGAACAGCGACGGCGACAGCTTACTTCAGCCCCACGGTAACCGTGAACGCAACATGGGGACCGGGTTCGGCTACGGGGTTTCCTGGTGGCTCTCAGGGTATCGTGTACCTCGCGCAATGCCAGAATAGTTCCGGGAACATCCCGAACCTTGCATGCTACGGCTACAATTTTTTTGGACCAAACAATTCAAACCATTTCAATAACGGCACAATCGCCTTTGCATGGTCAAAGACGCCCGGGTTTATTCCAAATCCGACCTACGATTTCCTTATCCTGAATGAAATCATCGGGGCGGCATCGCAACTGAATGGTCCAGTGACGCTCTCGCAGATTATCAACAATTACTCAAATACCACGATTCCAGTTTCTTCCACGATCACGACGGCCTCGACAACGGTTGCTCAAGGCTCAGTCTCAATGCCTTCCTCGGTGACCTGTAGCGGCGGCTCCAGTTCGTATAGTTACGAGTTGGTGGGCGTGGATAATAATGGGGGCCAAGTCGCCAGTTCGCAGCAAAGCAGCGCATCGACCTGCGCCAACCCGCTCACTAGCGGGAATCCGGCACTGATTAATCCGAACAGCACATCCGCGCAGATTGCAGAATTCGTTCGGATTGATGTATACCGCACTGCGGGGCCAATGGGCTTCGGTAAGGTTGGCAGCCTGACCTGCGCTGCCGGCTTGACGAGTGGAGTGACGTGCAACACCTTTTCTGACACCGGAATTGTGGCTTCGGGAACGACGCCCGCAATCAACACCACAGGCAGTTCGCAGGCTTACAAATTTCAGACCACAACGAATTGCGCGGCGGCTGGAAGCGCAGCGAGTCCGTCCCTGGTTGCGTGTGGCTCGGCCGCAGCAGGATCTTTCTCGTGTGCAACGAATGCTTCGACGGCAACCTGCGTTGTCAGCACTACGGCGGTTACAGCCCTGAGCGAGATTTTTGTTTCGCAGACTTCGGCGAAAGGCACGCAACTGAGCGTGACGTGCAACACAACCGCAGACGTGCCGACTGGCCCGCGCGTGGCATCGCAAAGTGCGGGAGTAAGTTTCACCATCAATCTTGGAACCGTGGCCGTGAACCCGACGTGCTACGATTATTACATCGTGAACTGATATGGGCTCAAACATTTCGTTGCAATCCGTGATCGATTACGTCACCACAAGCGTGCGCGGCGTGAGTCTTGCGGACGTGCTCGGAGTGCAAAACGAGCCAGCACTTTCGATCTGCAACGATGTGTACCAGGAAACATTGCAGCGGCCTCTGACGTGGCGCTTCAACAAAGCGAATGCGGCCGGCACGGGCTTGGGAATTCTCTATTTCACGACCGTAACCTACCAGCAGGATTACCCTCTGACGAACGGCGTTTTGAGTGGAACGCTCTACTCGGGAAACACGGTGAATCCCTATCCGGGAGGAAATGGGCAAGTCGTCCACATTGCCACGGTCGCAAATAACGGCTTGGTGGTTGGGGCTGGAACTGGAACGATCAAAACGAACTGGCCACACGGCTACGTCGCAGGAAACATGGTCTACTTGCAAAACATCGGCCAGTGGAATGCCGGAGTTTTTGTGCCGGACACTTCGGGAAACATCAACGGAATCGCGCTCACGGTTGCGAGCGCGCCGACGCCAACGACTCTAACGTTCACCACGGCAGCGACAGCAGGAACCTACGGAGCACCAGGCATCAACGATATTGGCTGGATTGAGCGCGCTGTGCTCGAGGATTATTTGTGCAGTTCCAACGTGAAACCTCGCCACTCGATTGAAATGACGATGAACGTTGAGCTTGAATCGATCATCCAGCCGCCCTTCAAGATCGCTTACCAGTACGCGAGCACGGATGCGACGCTGGCAACCGGACAACTGATTCCGAGTACGACTGCGGTGTTCCGCTTCTGGCCGATTCCCTCATCGCAAATTTGGGGTTGCATGACGGATTACCAGATGGCTCCGCAAACGTTCACCGATCTGAGCAATACCTGGGGCGTGTGGCCCGACCCGCTGATTTTCGTGATCCGGCAAGGCGTGAAAGCAATGGCGCTCGACTTCGTTGAAGATCCGCGAGCGATCACCGAGTACCAGCTATTCCAGACGCGGCTTGATCAGGTGCGAGAAATTCGCGATCAGGAACGACCGAGCCAGACCATGTTTCCGGATCGTCCGATACTTTTTGGAGGTTGAAGCATGAAATATATTCTCGCGTTTCTGCTGCTCTCGATTCCGGCATTCGCTTCGAGTCCGTGCGGATCGAATCCGACACCGGGAACCCCGCACGTTTGCATCTCATGGGTTGCCAGCACAACCACGACCGTGACGGGTTACAACGTTTATCGCGCAACCACGGCGGGCGGCGAAAATTATTCGACGCCCCTCAATTCCACTCCCGTGACGGCACTGTTTTTCAATGACACCACGGACGCTGTTGGAACCACGTACTACTACACAGTGATTGCGATTGGGTCCGGAGGTGCCCTGAGCGCTCCTTCTTCGGAGGTGAGCGCTCTGGTTCCTGTGCCGCCGAGTGGACCAACCGCGCCCGCTGCCAGCATTGACTAAATGCACATGTGTAGCGTGGGCGCCCTGATGTGGGAGCAATTGACTCCGCGCGAAACGCAGGTCGCAGAGCTTCTACTGCAAGGCTGCGACAATCAGGAAATCGCGATGCAACTGCACATCGCGCGGCGCTCGGTGAAAGCCCACTTCAACAAGATGTTCGTGCGCTTCCAGATTCGCGACGGAATCAAACGGGTCAAACTGGCGGTGATGCTCTACCGGGAAAGGCGGGACCATGAAAGCTCTGCTGCTGCTGCTGCTGGCACTTCTGGCGGCGCCTGACGAAATTGTTACGACCATGACGCAGGGATCGATCCAGAACCTCAGCGGAAAATATTGGGTCACGATTGATTTCTCGGCGACCAGTTCAAAGGGCGTCATCATCCATGAAATATGGGACTGCGACAATGGCAGTTTGACCTTCGGCCAGAATCCGCCCGCTGGTCCACTCGCTTCGCCGGTAGTTTTGCAGGGCACGTTTCCGGACGGCTCGATATGCGGCTATGACTCGCCGGGCACTTACGAGCCAACCGTTAAAGTTGTGGACAGTCTGGGCAAAACCGCGAACGCTTCTCTCGTTCTGATCATCCAGTAGAACTCGTGCTCTGAAACCAAAGTAGACCGCTGCTAGGCGCTCTTAAATTTCCCAGCGGTCCCTACAGGTGAGCGATGGCTTTTATCTCTGAGGTCGAAAGCATATTCATCCAGCGTTTGTATACGGGCTGGATCTCGCTTCGCAATCAAACCTGCACTCCCGTCAAGATGATGGGCAGGCGCGTGATTGAACTCTATGACGCCCTGATCGCCGGAAACGATTTCGAAGTCACGACATTGCTATCACTGAAGCGCCGCGCCGGACACACGCTGCTGGTTGCCATCAACTCCGCAGCCCTCTCTCTTTACTCGT